AGCTTTATCGTTTCAGCCGTGTCTTTCGTGCTATCGTAGCTGATCGGCTTGGCTATCTCGCAATAGCTATTGATCGGTGCGGGATCGGTCAAATCGGTTACGCAACCGTTCATCGCGCTCAGGATCAGGAACATTGACGGCAGCTTCACCCAATTCGATCTGGCGATTGATAGCATCGTTCACTTCCTTGATGGTTTCCTGACGGCCCTGCTGCTTCCAATGCTGTTGATTGAAGAAGGCAAAAACCTTGTCGATCACAGCCAGCAACGCCGTCAGGAATCTAATCATTCTGCAGGCTTCTGCTCGGAAAGGAACACAGCGGCGACACCTGCCAGACCAGCAACCGCCGTGGAGACAGCCGCCCACTGTGCGTCAGACAGGCCAAAAGCCAGCGCAAGGGCTGAAAAGCCTGCGTAGGTACTTGGTTCTTTGAGACGGCTCAAAAGCCAATGTACAAAAGTCATATCATTTTCCTTTCGGGTATTGCTTCCAAGGCAGTTCCCAATGTGGACCATCCTTGAAAGTTCGCCAGTCGCCCCCCCATTGCAGCGAGACGTTTTCAGCCGCAGCAGCAGCCTTCACAATCTTGGCTAACCGATGATAGAGCGGCCAGTCCCAAGATACTTTGCCGTCGAGCATGGGCGCTAGATCGACAGCGTGTCCGGTCAAGTGTCGAGAATTGAGCGTCTTGGTTGCGCCTTGCTGCATTAGCTGGCGTTGACGGGCTTCCGTGCGCAGACCTTCCAATACGGTGAAGTCGAGATCCGACATTGCAGCAGCACGCTTTACAACGCGCACCAGATCAGCGTGGACGCCCTCCAGGCGCATAAGTGATCTGCTGCCTAGTGTTATGCTCATAACAAGCCCAATCGTGTCCCAGCGAAGCCCATGACAGCAACGATTGCAGCGAGGATGAAGCGATCAACCCAAGCACTGGTTTCTTTCGTCTTAGGCGCTGTCAATTCCAATGCGGAAAGCCGATCCTCGACCTTGCCGATAGCTTTGAATGCACGCTCCATCGCGTCGGCAGTCTGTGCCTGACGTTCTTCAACAAGCGCCAGCTTGGTGATTGCCTTCGATAATTCGTTCAGTGCTGTTTTCATATCAACAACGTCACTGTGCAACATATCTATTTTGACAGTCAAAACACTCGATTCAGACACGGCAATCACCTAAAGCTATTATCAATTTGGCACTAATATCATGCCAGACAATAAATTAAATCCCTTGTCCGGGGGTGATATAGATTGTCTGCGCACTTGCAGCCAAGCCGCTGAAATATGCTTCAGCACCGAAGCGCAGAATTTCAACAGCGCCAGGAAGAAGTGGAATGCCAGCGGCAGGATTGCCAGAAGCAGCAGCTTCAGCATTCGCCTTGGCTTTTGCTACCGTTGAGCCAACGCCGAGATGAACGATCACTGTGCCAGCATTGACCACGCGATATTGACCAGGAGAGTTTGCGCTGTTGCGTTCAGCAACAAGAACCTGCACGCCATCAGGAGCGGTGGCATTAGCAGTGATGGCGACGGTTTCGCCAAGCGGGGCAAAAGCAATTTGTGAATTAGTGGCCATTGTTAGACTCCAAGATTACCGGCAAGAAGGAATGTGTTTGCTACAGGGCAGATAGCAGAGATGACCGCATACTGGCCCATCGTGCTAAACAGCGAGGAATAGGACACTAGCGTTTGACCGCCTGCCGCCACTGTGACCTTGCCAGCGCCGCCCTGAATGATCGTGCAGGAAAAGCCAGCGCCAAGGCCAGCCGCGCAAGTGATCGTCACCGCAGATCCGCTGGTGCAATAAATGACTTTGCCGTTATCGGCTGCCGACAGCGTGCGCGTGGTTCCGGCTTCGGTGATGATTCCAGCCGCACTTAGAATAAAGGCACTAGAATCCACCGTTGGGAAAACTGTCTGGTTTGGTGCTGCTTTCAACATTGGTTTATTCCTCTATCATTTGATGCAGTCTGGCAATCTCGTTAGATTTGTGACCAGTTGCCGGTATTGTTGTCATACACATATGAAAGTGCTTGGCCGGAGGTCATCGTAATGTTTGCGCCTGAGAGGTTGCGAAACTGACCACCTCCGCCGCCGCCAAAATGCGCGATTGTAGTGTTATTATCAGACGCAACCAATGTGATCGTTGTTCCATCAAGCGAAGGCACCGCGGATGTGCGGTTGATGGTGGTCGCACCAGAGTTGCCCAAAAGAATGTAATTATATAGGCCACCTTGGCCGGCGAAGATAACGTTATTCAGTGTGTCTGTTGTAGGCGACCTAAACACATAAACCGTTTGATTGGTGACAAAATCGGAAGACCAATCAGTAATTGGTGTGGCGGCAGCGACGGCAACGGAATTAGCCATGACCCAAGGGATCGCGGTGCCAAAACTTTCGCGGTTCTTACCTACAAAAACGCCGAGATTTGTCGTGCCGTTCAAATTATGAGACGCAGTTCCGCCAGCGTTTAAAGCGAATTGGCAGCTAATAATATCCACACCAAGGCAGTTTTTCATATCGACGCCGATTAGCGCCGTGGTACTGCCCGATGTATAACCACGACAGTTTGACACAGTGATGTTTCGGACGCCAAAAGTTGATGTCCAGCCATAACCCATGCGAACGTAGCAGTTGGTTGGGTTTTCTATGTTAATTGACTGAATGGTTATGTCATTGCAGCCGACGGTGCCGTCAGCAGCTTCGCATATACGGATAGGGACGCCGGTGCTTTCAATAGCGCCACCGATAACAATCCCTGTGTTGCTTCGATCAATATCAATACCAGCGACGGCGCTGGCAGACGAAGCTATGTAGTTGTCACTGAGTGTAAACGCTGTGGAAACATCTAGTGCCAATTGCGCTGTTCCGCTGGAACCGTTATTCAAAAACAAGCATTTTTCGACAACTGGCTGATTGCAGTTATCCAGCACAAGCCCTGGCTCAGTTGCGCCATTAAACTGAATGTTGCTTAGAATTGGTGCGTGCGCGTATGTGAAGGTCATGCCTCGCTTCGCGCCGCTTACGCAGCTAATCATCAACTCAGAGACTGTTCCCCAATACTGATAAACACCGACGCCAGAGGTGAACGTCAGCCCTGTCGTGACTGCCGCACCGGAGAATTTAATGATTGACCCGCTATGCTTGCCTTCGCCCATGATTGTGAACCCGCGCTGCGTGTTGCTTGGCGTAGGAACGATAATGTTAGCCGTTGCCAGATATGTCCCTGCGGGGAGATATAGACATCTGTTATTAGCTACTGCAACAGCCAGCGCAGCATTAAGCGCCGCCGTATCGTCAGCAACACCATCGCCAACAGCGCCATAATCCAGCACATTGACTGGGGCGCCTTCGATCAGGGAGAATGTTGCTTTGGTCAGGGTCATGTCAAAATCCTATTTTGAAAATGCTTGGACTTCGGCATTGGTTAATCTCTGAGGCCAGTACATAAACCGCCGCGCATGACCGTTCATATATCCGCCACCTAACCTGTTGCCTAAACCTATTTGCGTCATACCTGTAGGTATAGAACCGCTAACGTCAGTAACCGCCGCGTCGCCATTAATCGCGCCAGCAAACGAGTCTAGCTTATACGCTCCGGTCATTTTAAAAACAGAGCCTACGGCTAATGTTCCTAAGTCTATATTGGCTTGCGTAGTACCGTTCACGACTTGGAAAAGAGGGGCTGTTGCGCCGAACATACATAGCGAAATTACATTGCTGTTAGAAACGCCGTTGGATATTTGCGAAAAATCTACAGTAGTTGCGCCCTGATCTGCTAGAATAGAGCCTTCAAACGAAAGAGCGCCCTCACTGGCGTTATACCAATCGCTGAAATTCGTGCCGGTCATCGCCACAGCGTCAGCGTTGCGCGTCAGACTGGTCGTGGTCGTGGGGATGTAGCTGGTCGCAAATGCGCCTGCTTCGACCTGCCCACCCCAAGGGATGACACCAGAAGTTCCATTTCCGGTATAGTTGGTCTGGCCATTGGACATCAAATATAAAACAAAAGCTTGATTGATTGACGCCACCGTAGTGAACGTCATAAAACACCTATACCACCCGTTTCTAAACGATTGGATAGACCCTGTAGCGCCGCCGTCAGTCCCTACTGCGGTCATAGTGTTTAAATCATAATCTACCGAATAGGTTGCGCCTACCGTTTGAGCCAAACGAAACTGCGTCCTTCCATTTGGTTTTATGAAAATAGAATATGTATACGCGCCCGCAGCCAATGTAGCAAACTGTTGAAAAATTGCGTGGTTGTTAGTGGCGGTGTCCTCTGTCAGAGCGTAAGCCGACAAAGTGTTATCAGGGCCGGTCACAGCGGTATTGGACACAGTTGTATTAGCAAGCGACCATGAGGCATTACGGAAATCGTTTCCGTACGCTAAAAAGTTAGTCCGACTTTCTTCGATTAACAGCCCTTTGCAGAGGCCAGACCCAAGAGGGTCAAAATCAAAACGAGGAAGATCAGCGTTTACGACTTCCACATAACCGCTGCTGTTAACGCGTGTTGCCGTATTGAGCGCCCGCGTGACCGTGACGCGGCTGTCAAGATTGGCGGTTGTAAAATCCAAAGCCAAACGTGGGAGCACGCGCTCGGTAGCTGTAAGAGCATATCCGGGCGTAATCATTTCCACACCATGCGATATGTGTAAGACCAATTAATCGTTGTGGCAGCTTTGCCGTCAATGCTTGCAAGCGCGACGTTGCCTGTTTGGGAAGGGCTAAACCCACCCCAAGTGGCATCGCTTTCCTGCTCGTAATAGGTGACTACAGCGCCGAGCGCCGTCAATGCGCCGCCAGCACGGAACATAGCGTTTTCCTTATCATAATACGCTCTGTTTGATCCGCCATTCTGCACGGCCAGCGATGTTGTGCGCAAAACGCACGCAGTGTTGTCCGCAACAGGAGCGATAGCAACATAAACGCTTGTCGCATTTGTGGTCTGGTATTCACTAGTAATTTCAAACGATGATTTTGACCAGACAGCAGGAGTTCCCGTATCCCAAAAAACAGTCTGCGGGTTTAGTTGCCCAAAGAAAGTGTTATCGCTCACAGACCATCGCGTGAAAGTCCCACTGGCTGTGTAAATGGGATAGTGCATTGTCGATGGTGATTGTCGATCAACAAACCGATTTCCGGTGATCTTTACGTCGGAAACCGTGCCAATAGCGTAGATAATCCCGACCGAAGAATTGTTCGCCTGATTATTGTTGTCAAACGTGTTCCCCTCGATAAGCACGTCTTCAAACGCATTTACAGCGCCGCCTAAACTAATGGCCGCTAGCTTATTTTTGTATATGTAATTTCCGGTAACATTTACGTTGGCGTCGTTGTTTAGGACTATGCCGTGGTCCAAAACATTTACGCCATTTTCATAGATATGGTTGTTAGCGATAATGACGCGCCCAAAATTAGACCCGAAAGCGCGTCCTAATCTAATCCCAGAACCTTCAGAAGTTCCTGTGCCGTTACCGTAAATATGGTTGCCAATAATGATAGGAAAACGAGGCGCGTTACCCGTGCCATCCGTGCCAATAAGAACGCCGCTGCCTTCGTTTCCGTAAATGCTATTGCCAATGACTTTTACGTTCTGACCGCCATTGATTTGCAAGCCGGGAGCCAAGCCGTTGCCAACCGCATTGCGCAAGATGTTGCCTTGGATCAGTCCGTTGCACGCATTGCTTGTCCAATTCAACAGACCCTTGGAACAGTTTTCGACAACACAGTTCTGTACCGTTCCGCTTGTGACGTTTCCTGCTGTGTCGGCAATCGCAATCCCATTAATTCCGGCAGGAGCGGCTGCGCGAGTTCCGTTTTTAACCGTCAAGTTGTCCAAAACAAAATCGGAAGCGTTCAAAATTTGGATTAAACCAGCATCAAGTTGGGCCGTCGATACATTGTTGCCGTCAACAGTGAAATCATGCAGGTAAAGTCCAGAGAAAACGGTAGCGTTATACGCATAAATAACCAGCCCTGTTGCTCCATTTTTTAATTTAATAATGGTGTCAGCACCGTCGCCAAACATTTCTATACCGGCGGAAATATTAACGCCGCCAGACCCATTGGTTGAAGTCACAAGATAAGTGCCCGCGGGCAAATAAAGGCGTTGCCCGCTAACCTGAACCGCATCTACTGCATCCTGAATGGCAGCCGTATCGTCCGCCACACCGTCGCCAACAGCACCGAAGTCTTTGACTGAAACAGTTTGCTCTAGCTTAGTCTGAACGGTCTGTGCGACAGCGCCAGGAAAGCTTGCAGTGTAGGAGATCGCCGTTGCGTTGCCGGAATTGATCACGCCGGTTTCATTCGTCATTACCTCGATGCTGGAATTCAGCGGAGGAGCGACGGAAAACGTAATCACGTTACCAGAAAGGCTGTAGCTGTCCTTTTCCTGATACACGCCGTTGATGAAAACGTTGGTAGCCAGAATGGTCGAAGGTGCTGCTGAAAGCGTGAATGTCGTATCAACGCCATCGCCAGTGAAGTCGTTCTTTACAACGGACGCAGAGACAGCCGCAGGATCGAAGCCATAGCCTACAGGGCTGTAGAGAACGAACTCGTTGCGTTTATTACGGATAGTGATCGAGAATGCGCCAGCGGTATAAAGCAGTCCTGGCGTTCCATTGCGCCAAGCATAACCACTGTTCGTGCGGATCGGCTGTGTGGCAGGAATGGTGAGCGCACTATCCCAATAGACCTGAATCGGATTGGCTTCAGGATCATCGTTCTGATTACCGATGTATAGATAGCCGTCATCCAACGGAGACCCGTCAAGGTCTGTGAAGATCGGATACGGGCCTGTTACTTGCGTGAGCGACATTAAACGATCTCCTGCGCGCTCTGTATATCTGAAGTTGCGTTGTTTGGAAAGGTCATTGCATCAATCCTATTCGCCACGCGGCAACAGCGATCTGTTGATCTGCTTTTTAATCTTCGCATCTTTGATCTGATCGCGGATAACTTTGATGCCAGTCAAGACAGGCAGCGGAATTGAGGTTGTGGTGCCTGTGATAACCATTTCACCCAATGCAGCAGCCAATGTACGTGCTGTTCCACTGTTGTTGATGGATGTTCCAGGCGGAACGGTGTTTACATACTGCACCACGTCCCGCAGATCGCGCACCTGCTGGGCCATCTTCGGATTGAAAATCAAATCAAGCCGACCATTCTTGTCCAGTTCGTCAACAGCCTTATTGAGTTGAGCCGCCGAAATAACGTCAAGGTTCTCGGATGTTTTATTGACGTTTGCTGTTGCTCTTTCCTGAATATGGCGCAGCGTAGCACCTTGGAGTTCACTCCAAGCCTGCTTGCCATCATCGCCCAGATCCCGAAGCGTTCTGCGCAGGAATTGAATGTTTTCAGGAGATTCGTTTAGAATTGCGCTTTGGAATACTCTGTCGGCAGGAATGCGGCGATCATCCATGTTTTTGATATTTGATACCAGCCGCGCAACGATTGCACGCTTTTCAAACTTATCTGATTGATCAATGCGAAGCTGACGAGCTTTCTTATAGAGATCGCCACCTACGCCTTCAGTCGCAGCATCAATCAAATCTTTCAGCGCATCGCCATATGTAGAATTAGGTGTTCCTGGCTGAACGGCCTTATTGATCGACTTGCGCACATCTTCAAGCGCACGGATGGAAATCAACCCAGAGCCTGCCGGGTCTTCCATGCGCAATTTCTCAAGCGTTGATTGCAAAATCGGTGCAAGCGATGTTCGCGTTGTCGGCGTTTGCTGATCAATAAAATTGACCAAATCATTATAAGAAACCATCTCAGCCGTTTCACCAGCCTTATCAGCTTCAGTATATGCAACTCGAACGCGATTCTTGCTTGCTTGATAGCCCTGTGAAAGAGCCTTGATTACTGCATTGCCAGTGGACGCAATATCTGGAGCCTCTGCGCCAGTCATATCAATGAAGCGATCAAAATTCTGCAATGCTTGAAGATTGTTTTCTTCAGCACGCCTGCGCAATGGGCCGCCAAGTTCGCTAAAGATTTGCTCTTTCTCGAAAGCCAATTGTTCAGGATCGCGTGCAGCAGCACCACGCGTCAATTGAACAGGAACCGGAAGCCCTTCAGCCTGCATAAGCCGAATTTCTTCAGGCGATGTTCCCATTGCGCCTCCAGAACGACTTGTAATGGTTTCGCCAGCCTCAAACATACGTGGTGATGTGACAGCAATTTCATCAGCAGCAGATACCGCCGCAGGAACCGCTTGAGGCACGCCACGGAACGTTGAAACGGCTTCGGGAAGAGATCGCGCAAAAGATTGCGCCTGACTAACAGCACCCGCCGCAGGGATGCCGCCAGCAATCGTTGCAGCGATCTGTGCTGGCACTCCGCCACCCTGTTGCCTGACGATCTCTGCTGCTGAAGCGCCGCCAATATTTGCAGCGATCTGTTGAGCAGGTTGCGTTGCCAATATCTCAGCAATTTCACGGCCAGCGGTAGGCAGCACGCGTGCAGCGCCCATTGCGCCGCCGACACTTGTTAAACCGCCTATGCCAGCGCGATTGATTGCAGTTGCCAGCGGATCACCCTGCGGAGCGCCGGTTGCTTCGCGGAATGTCTGACCAAGATCAGTTGTAAGATTGGCTCCGGTCAGCGCATTGACAACAGCATTTGCTGGATTCGCAACGATGCCAAAAACGTCTCCGACGCCCTGGGCTATATCACCAACGCCAGCGTAAAATGCTTGACCCAGATCGCCGCCAGCAGGTGCTGCTGCTGCTTCAGAAGGCGCAATGTACGGCTTAAATCGTATGTTCTGCCTTGTTGTTTCATTCTCACGTAGCGCCTGAATGGTTTCAGGACTCAATCCATTGCCTCCAGTCAATTGACGTGAAAGCGCATCAATCTGCTCGATTGTCTGATTGCCGGCCCATGCTTGCTGCAAGGCATTAGTAATTTCAATGTCGCGATCAGTCGCAACAGGGCCGCCGTCAGGCGGAATATTTATCTCAGGAGCCGAAACTCGCTCTGGACGATATTGCTCCGGCAAGCTTTCTGGATTGCGCTCATATTCCTTGCGCCAATATGACTTTACATCTTCAACCTGCTGCTGCGTGCCGAATGGCTGGCCGACAACAAGCATTGGATCGACGTTATAGACAGGTGATTGCGCATCAGAAGTGAAGCGATCTCGCGTAAATTTATAAGCCTGATTTTTTTCCGTAATGACCTTATGCAAGCCCGATCGAATACTTGTTCGAGCAGCATCGGTAAACTTGCCATCAGATGCACGCAATTCACGCAATGCGCCTTGAACGGCGGCTGGCAGTCGCGCATCGGACGCGTTGATGTTTTCCATATCGCTTGCGCCGACCGTGCTTTGCGGGTCGATAGTCTTTGCGTAGAGATAGAGCAGCGTCAAATCTTCATTTGGCCCAGTTTTCAACGCAGCGACATAATTGGGGAATGCTTTTTCATAATCCCTAACGGCATCTTCGCCGCGATAAGCATCCCGCAATTCCTTTACGCGTTTGCGCTCATCTTCACTAACAGCACGCGCTTCCGAAGCTTTGGAAATTATGGCGCTTTCTTCGGCGCGAACAGCAGCTTCTTTGGCTAGTTCGAAAGTGCCTGCTTCGCGTTCCTCTTTAGCGGCTCTTTCAGGAGATTTTGGCAGGCGATAAACGCCGCTTTGCACAGAAGGGCCAGCGATCTGTTCACGAGGAACGCCGCCAACAACAACATAAATTTTGCCGTCGCTACCCTTGAGCTGCTGACCTTCTTGATACTTTTCAGCCATATTTAATCACCATATCTACGTCGAGAGCCGCTTACGTCAGGAGCCTGTCCCCATCCGGGGAAGGTTACATGAATTGCGCCTTTGTTGCTAGGGATAGCCTTAACGCCAGGATACATCCTGCGGACAGTGGCAATAGCCTCTTGCATGGACATTCCCTTCGGCGGCATGAAGTCCAAAGCGTCACCTATTGGATGCGATCCACCTTTGGTCTTGGTCAGCCCTTGAGCAACCAATGCCTCTTGATGGCGCTGCGTTCTGAATCCGCTTGTCGGTGCGAAGCCCAGCTTTCCAAGATCGGCAATCGGGTTAATGTTACTGCCCTTGAAAGGTGCCAGACGGCTTTTCCGTCTGACCTCCTTCAGGATTCAATGGGGTGAATGTCACGCCTTTTGGCGCTGGCTTGCCGGTGAGTTTTCTATCTCTAATGAACTGTTGAATATCAATTAAGTCGGTGTCAGTGGTCATGAATTTGCCCTGAGACTCCCACCAAACATCAGCTTCGTCTTTGCCATCCTTGCGAACACGGGCTTGATATTCTGCAAGCGGTGCAGGCATATCAAATCCATAGATTTTATTAATGCGATCATATTGTTCTTTGTCTGCATAAACGGCAAGCAAGGAAGCAATCGCGCCACGACGTTGTGTGGGATCGCCCTGCATTCCCCGATAGGCTTTAGCCATATCAGTAAGCTGTTGCGCTTCAGTGGTCATTCCACTTGCCTGAGCAGCCGCAGCAGCATCTTCCGCTTGTTTTGCAGCGCCCTCCACGTCTCCAACAGCATCAGATTGCAGAACTTGAATTGCTGTTCGCGTAAACAAATTGGAAGCTGCTGGCGTGACATTTTTACGGATAGTGGAAATTTGCTCAACCATCAGCGGGTGCTTGGCGTAAAGCTCTTGCCACTTTTCAGGCGTTGGATTCCGAATTGTGCCTTGAATGTCTTGCAAAAAAGCGGCTTGCTGCTGCTGCTGCAATTGCTGATTTTGGCGCTCTTGTTCTTGTTGGCGTTGCACCTGACCGATCTGAACTCCCTGTAGGAATCCAGCCAAGGGATTAGGCACGTTGATTGAATAATTGTAAGGTGCGACCATTAGAAAATACTCGGATTTGCGGCGATCAAAGCATCTGCGGCGGGTGTCAATCGGCCAAGGTTGCTTGGGGGCTGGCGACCAAAGGCCATTCCGCCAATTGTTGCGAGATTACTAAGCCCCTGACCAAAAGCCTGCGCTGATCCCAAAGTAGCACCAGCGCGTGCAGCACCACCCTGACCAAGCAATTCTGCAATGTTTGTTGCGCTGGTTAATCCACTAGCGCCAACACCAGCAGCGGATTGCTGTCCAAGCTGCGTCAATCCACCTAGGCGTTCATATTGCTGGTTTAGGAATTGATTCAGAAGGCTGGGTCGAAACTGGGCCAATGCCCCTTGGATATTGCCGCCGCGAAGTCCGCCAGTAGCAGATGCTTGCTGGAGCATGGCTTCTTCACCCTGACGGGCCAATGCCTGAAAGATCGGGCTTTGTTCTTGCTGTGCAACGAATGCAGCCTGTTCTTCAGGGCCGCGCAATCCAACCGCGCCCATCATAGATTGAAGCGCAGGCGTGCCAGCAGAAACATAAGGCTCAAGCAACCTGCGAAGTTCTTCACGGGCCAAACGCTGTTCAGCAGCGCCAGCCTCTGCGGCCTGCACCTGCTGTCGCCCAGCCCTTTTTGAAGCACTCGATCCGATTGCAGCCGAACCGACACTGGATGCAGCCATTACGCCGGTAACTGGATCAGGCATCAGACATTTCCTTCATATAATCTTCGAGGCTTTCGCCATATAGCTTCAGAACAACGCAACCAATATCCATCGCGGCCTGCACGCCATGCTCGATCTGCACAGCGGCTAGAACCATATCATAATAGCCAGCACGCCAAACGAAGCTGGTGGCACAAGCCTCGCCTTCACGCTCAACAACGTCAGAGGCTTTCCATTTCAAAACAGCAACGCCCATCAGTGGGATGAGCATGTGCGCGTTTCTTTGATAGAAACCATTTGCAGGAAGGCCGACCAGTGCGTTCCAGATTGCGCCGTCAAGATCATCTCGATCTATCGAAGTGCCGTCTGCAATATCATCAAATAACTGAATGACTTCCCAAAGCGCAATCAGCCAGTCGGAGGCTTCATCCGAAAGACTGAGTGTCTCGGTAAAGTTCCGCCTAAGCCAGTATTTGGGGGAGCCATCCTGCGTCATTCAAAACCCTTGAAGGTGAGCCACCGGCTGCTCAGTAACGCTCGGTGGCTGAACCATAACACAGTCAATCTTCGAATTCAAATTCTCGCTCTTCCCATGCTTGACAAGAACGAAGATCGTGGCAGATGAATTCAAACTTATGGCAATAGCCGCGAAAGCCAGCCTCAACGTCCCACTGGTTCCAGGGGATACGTTCCATCTTGGCCTGTGTCATGGTTGAGTTGTCGTAATATTCGCAATTGGAGCAGCGGCGGCGACGGGCTTCAGTCTCATCGCACTGCATGGCCTTGCCAAGCGAACGCCAGTATTCAGGGTTTGCACCGCGCTCGTTGCTGGGCTTTTCAGGGCCGAGCATCCAATCGTCGATCACGACTTGCGTGTTCTTCTTATTCTGCGAGGCAGTGATGAACGGTTCGCTTTCACGCAGACCAGCAAAGCCTTCGATCATGATCATGGGCTTCTTCATTATGCGATCTCCCTGCCAGATGCGCGAATGTTGATTGACGTGCCAGTGCTGGCAATCGTTGAAATGAAATTGCCGTTTGCAAGAACCTGGCCGACCAATTCGGGGAAGGTATATGTCTCGGACGGCTGAAGCGTCTTGGTCTTGACGATCAGGTTATCATTTCCTGCGCTGCCAGACAAAGCCACAAGGTTAACGCTGATCGTGCGTGCAACCGTGTCGTAATTGGTCGCAGTGAACTTGTCGATGATCGTGGTCACGTTCGTCGCGGTGTATTGCGTTGTCTGCGTTGCCTCGGCTGTTTTAGCCGAAATCAAAACCCTTGTAAGAACAGCCATGTTAGACCTCCATTGAACTGATGTTATCGCTCACCGTCACAATTACAGACGGAGTTGCCGGATGCACGGCTGTTGCGGCTTCATACAATATCTGAACGGAAGTATCATCAACTTCCCACATTAATTCAATATAGTCGCCTGCGTTAAGCTGGACTAGATAATTCCATGCAGCCAACAATTCTGCGTTATTACCTTGGAGGCGAACAAATCCAGTACTGTCGGGAACGTTGACACCATTCTTGCGAAGCCAAATCCAGACCAGCCCAACGCCGCCTGTGGTCTTGTCCAACTGTGCAGAGAATTGCACATTATAAACATTAGGGCGATCTACATAGATGCGCGAAGTTGGAGATCCGATGTACACACCCTGAGAAAGATCGGTTGTGTTTATCGTCATTGCATAAGCGGTATTGATTGCCGCTGCCGTCTGCGTTGTCGTATCATAGAACGATCCGAAGCGCGGTGTGCGAAACTCTTTAGGCGGCGGCTGTTGCTGCAAGCCGGTGATCTGGTCTTGCAGTGCAGCTATGTCGCTTTGCGTCGGCGCTTCAGGTGCATAGGCCAAAAGTTGCACAAGGCTTTGCAGAGCTTCAACCTGGCTTAACGCTTCGTTCGCAGATGCACCAGCATTACCAGCCGAAACGCTCACGTCATCAAGCGTTACCGTATTGATGGTGTCGACAATCTGAAACAGCTTTTCGAACTGCTTGATCTGCTCATGATCCTGAAGGAACATAGCAAGCTGATCGCGTGTCAGATTAAGGCGGAACGGCGTAGCCATTAGAACGCCAATCCCTCGATCTGGGCCTCTAGCCTAGCAAAAGACATATGCGCGTCAGAATTGCCCTGAAAGCGTTGTATGCGCCAATTACGCATCCATCCCTGCTGGAACCACACAAGACGCTTTGCACGCTGTCCCTGCTTGCCAGCTTTGATGAACTTCTGCTGGCTCCACGTCTGCCCATCAGTGGAATAGGACGTGTTGATTGTTGGATCGAGACCATATGCAGCCGATCCAGTCAAGCCGACCAGTTCAAGGTTCGTTATGATCGCGCCGCGCCCTTCATTGTACAGAATGGTCGTTGAAAATTCCCAGCGCACTTTTACCCCATAGTGCGAGGAAATATCCTGCGTCATGTAACCGACGTTGTTGCTTGCTGGATCGCCAACCAGCCATTTGTCATAACACCAGACCAGATTGCGTGCGCGATACTGGCTGAAGTCAACAAGGCTGCTAGTCAGGATGAACCAGACGGGCTGGCCGAGATCTTGGCTTGCCGATGCGTCATAGACCAACGTCTTGTTGGGAAGGTGAACATAAAGATGTTGGTGCGATTTATCGTTGCGGGATTCCAGTTTCACGCTTGCCAATTGCGCTTCGGTATAATCCAGAAGCAGCATATCAATTTCTTGCGTGCTGATCTTCTGCGTCTGCGAATTCGCGCCGACATAGATTCCTGGGGCCTCGTTAAAACCGCTGCCGAGGAACGCAATGTTCTCCATATAAACGCAACAGCCGTGGGTGCCAATGACGCCCTTTTCGATCTGTGCGCCCTCGATGCGCTGGAACGGGAATAGATCGCCGCCAACGTTATCGAACACTTCGATGGTGTGACGGTTCAGCGCGTAAATCTCATTGCGTAGCTTGAGCAATGCAACAACTGGATCGGGATCAACTTCAGATGATCCGTACTTAAGCGGATTGACTGCCAGCGGGTTTCCGAGATCCGTGACAACCAGAAACTCGCCGTCCGTGGTCATCCAATAACCATCGACCCATACCGTGTCTAAGACAGTGCCGAGATCAGGGTCGGTGTTCTGCGATAGCGTTGAGGTTGCTGGATTCCAGAAAAACAGATTGCCGTTTGATGCTATACCCAAAAGGTCAAAGTCGTAATCAAGCGTTACTAGATCGCCATCGTCGCCAACATCTCCAAGGATCGTGATCGTGCCAGTGGAACCGACAGTGACCAACTTGGAACCCATCACCCGATAGCAAACGCCGCGCCAATTGATTCCGCCGCGATCAACGCCAGGGCCTGTGCCATTAGCAATCAATCCATCAGCGGGACGCAGAAAGCCTTCGCTGATCCCATTAGTTTTGGGAACAGGGATGAAGTTTATAGGATATGACGTGCGAAAGTCAGGCCCGCTATCCGTAAAGATGCCGTTGATGATTGGAATCTGAACCATCTTATCTTATCCAATAATTCTTCGGCAAACGGTTGGCTGCCTGTTCAAGCACAGTTGCCCATCTGACATTGCCCGGCTCGTAATGCCCCAGAGGGTCAATTCGATCAACTGAACATCCTTCTGGGCGAGGGCCAAGTGCATCGTAAAATTCATCAAAGCTTTTGAATTTGAATTCAACATTCTCATAAGCTGGGTGATGGGCTCGACCTTCTTTGCAGCGCCTTTTAGCCCTTGAATAGCTTTTATAAGCCGGAAGGCGATCTGGATCATTTTTAATTCCAGATCCTTTTCGAGGATGTGACTTGTTGGCAAACCTGTCCTGATTCCTGCACGGCTTACAAAATAATTCGCGCCCTTCCCTTTGTGCTCTGCGGACAACATCACCACGGGCCTCTCTCTGATTGAGGCAGCGCGGACAAGTGACTGATATTCTCAGATTGAAATTTGGCATTTGACACTCCTTGTAGAGTCATAATGCTAATACCAATTGGAACTATTGTCCATTTAATCTTGTCAGCCCAGAAGGCCGCGCTCATCTTGCCTTTAGCGATGTTCTTTGCGTGCCGAGCCTTAAAAGATGCGCGCTTCTTTTTCATAGCTTCAGACTCACCCTTCTTGGGCTTGCCAGCAGTCTTCGCGCCCTGCTCACCAAATCGGATCGTCTTAATCGTATCACCTTCTTTGGCGACAACGATATGCGACTTCTTCGGATGGTCAGGCGTGCGCTTGGGCTTATTGAAAGCCGAAACACCAGCACGGGCGAGGCGGCTATCTTTTTTCAATTAGCCGACTTTCCAGACAGCGCCATCGCTATAAACGGGAACCTTGTTTGCACCGCCACCAGCAACGGTTGCGCCGAAAGTCGCTGTGCTGCCATCAGTGATGAATGCACGACCACCAGTCAGGCCGACAGCGTTAGGAAGCTGCGCAAAGGTCGAAGGCGTGGTCTGAACCGAAGTGCAAACAACGCCATCCATGTTGGCTTGGATATATTCAATCAGCGTGGTGATTGATGCGCGGCGGCTATCACCCTGATCGGGAACCCACAGAACGACATTGTTACCGCCTGAGACCTGCGTGATCAGCGGAAGCTGGTTAATAGTCGGCATTGATTAACTCCATTCAATAGGGCCATCCGGCCCAGCATCCACGGGATCGACAGGCGGATAGACGTAAGGATTGTCCCAGCGCCACGGCTTGTTACCCTGACCAATCGGCATGGTTTCAGGCAATTGTTTCTCAAGCGGGAATGCAGCGCGTTGCAAGAGAATGTTATAGGCATTCTTTGCCATGACTTTTGTGTCGGGCGAAACGGTCTTGCCGTAGCCTGGGGCAATGCGGATAGCGAGGTTAGTGATAACCGCTTCCCATGCACTGTCAGGCGTGTTGGTCTCTGTGTCCAGATCGCTGTCTTGCGGACTGCTTGCAACGGCATAGCCAAGACGAACGCCTTGCGCGTTCCATTCCATCATCATGGCGTCCAAGCGTCGGAGAGCGCCCTCAAGCTGTTCAGGCGAGAGATCGAAGACGTAATCTGCTAGCCCTATTTCCTCAAAGGCCGCAGTCACGAATTGTCTTTTCGTGTATCCCATGACTACCTTCCAGAATGCTGCATAAGATACATCGCGGCAGGTGACATACCCTCTGGCCGTTGTTCTTCTTGCATTTCGTTTGGATTGAATCCGATCTGGCTCCAATATCGCGGATATAATTGCGCGAACTTTTCCGCCATTTCAGGCGTTTCAAATCGTACAATGTTCCGACGCCGCAAAGCCTCATCAAATGCGCTCTGCCCGTAATCTCGCAACTGTCCTGTTTCGTCCAGCATCAGACGCGGATATACAATGGATCCGTTTTCGGTGTTCATGTATTCCAGCTTTTGAGCCATAGGCTCTCGCGGACGCTGCATTTCTGGATTCTTGAACGGAAACAATATGTCTCTGACAAATGGCGTGGCACTGTTGTCACGCAAAATGCGCTCGACACCAAACTCACGATAGGCTTCGTCCAGTGTCCTATTGGGATTGGTGTCTACCTGCGACATTCAGTCCTCCAGCTTTTCAGCGATGCGCTCGGCAAGCTTCATATCAGAAGTTCGCGCATTAAACGAGACACCAAGTTCCTTTGCCTTGGATTCCAGTTCATCGCGGGTCGGGTCAGAAACTTCGTCGATAGCGTCCTCAAACGCTTCAGCGGCTTCGATAACCTTGGCGGCCTTCTTACCGCCTAGAGCAGCTTCATATGACGGAAACCAGCCTTTAGCGGTCAATACGTCAAATGCTTCCTGATCGGCAGCGCCTCTTGTGTCATAGGTTCCGCCACGCGGCATTTTGAATGGGCCGGGAACGCGAAACATGATTGTCGGAAAGTCAGTCATTTCTTTTTCCGCTTCGGAGCCTTGCTTGGCTTGCCTGCTTTCATAGCAGCATCGCGGGCAACATTGAGAGCAATGGCGATGGCCTGCTTTTTCGGGCGGCCAGCCTTTTCTTCCATCTTGATGTTCTTGCCGATGCTTGAACGGCTGTAACCTTTTTTAAGCGGCATCTCATTTGCTCCTTAAGGAAGGTCGGGGGGGATGACTTCCAAATCCCCCCCTCCCAATTAGACTTACGTCTGGTTGAAAAGCAGAATGCCTGCCATTTCAGGGTTTGTACACACAACGCCGTAGAGCGTATCGAGCGTGTAAAGCGTCTGGAATGTCAGCGGATCGAACTTCTTGGTCATGACCAGTTCGATGCCCTGATCGGTCGAAGCGCGCAGAACGTCCACGCCAGCACCATCAGGAACAGCGTAACGGCCCGGAAGCAGTTCGATCGAATTCTTGTGCCAGAACGGGTTGATGTTCGAAGCAGCGATGTTCTTGAAGATGATCGGAGCAGTTGCCGAAGTCGATGCAACGAACACGTTCTGATACTGCTGTTCAGCATCAGTCGGGGACGAGTTTGCACCAATGATCGGCGGGCTGATCGTCATGGTCGTGCCGCTGTCAATCGAGATAACGCGGAACGTCTTAAGCTGTCCCGTGCTACGCTTTGTGATGTGGTGGACCGCTTCGATGCCGGTGATTTCAAACGAGTCACCAGCAAGAATGCCGGTGGTCGAAGAAACAGTAACCTGCTGATAGCGGTTGTCCACGTTGAGAACGCCAGCAACGCTGGTCGTGGTTGCCTGCGGAACGTAACGCACCTGTGCGCCGTTGGTGGCGATGGTGCGGCTTGCCGAGTTGTCAGCGCAACGGTTGGCATAGTCGAGCTTATAGGTCTCGAAGCCAGCCACGGGGCCAACATACGAACGCTCGTAAGCGTTAGCCGACTTAGTGCCGGTGAACGAACGAGTTGCCACAGCCAAATTGCCAGCCATGCCGTTGTAATCGCGGCTCGACAGAGCGAGGTAACGATCACCAGCCATGACACCCTGTTCGTTCATGATGCTATCGCACAGAGCAATGTCATCATAATCGCCAGCGGGGGTTGCAACAGAAACAACGAGCGTACCCTGCGCCGAAGCAACGTCCATAACCGACAGGTTAATGTCCGAAGCAAGCTTCTGCTTTGCAGCATCGCCCAGGCGACCTTCCTGCAATGCGTCACGCAGTTCCAGAGCGTCCATCTGCCAAGCCGAGCACTGGCTGAAGCCGAGGGTCGAAGGAACCGAAAGCTGCGTCATGTTCTGAATGTCGCTTGCAATCGTGGTGCCGACAGTACGGCTGAACGACTGGGCGATGTAGGGCTGCGGACGCCAGATGGTGTCACGAGCGCGTTCCATCGTCACGCCGTTGGTGTTGTATACGTTGATGTTCTTCGAGAGAATCAGCGCATCGTTGAAGCCTTCGAGGATGTTTTCAAAGGCGACAATTTCTTCTTTTGAAAAGGCGTTAGCCATTGTCTTAACTCCAAATTAGGTTTTCTTGCCGCGCTTGTAGGCCATGACCTTTGACAGATCTCCAGTCTTAAGAGCCTCTTCACGCAAACGATCAAGGGTGGAATCCACACTGCCTGAGATTCTACCGCCTCCAGTGGAGATGGTGCGTTCAGGTGATGCGGCTGCTTTACGGTTTGTTACTTTCAACTGAGTCTCCAGTTTCGCTACCGCAAAGGCGAACTTTACGGGGTCAGTAATAGAAGCAAGCTCTTTGGCTTTGGTTGCGTTTTTGCCAATTGCGTAAACAAGCAGAGCAGGATTGTCAGAACCCTGAAGAACGATTCCCTGTTGCGTGACGTTGAAGGTTTCGAGAGCCGTAGCTTCTGCATCTTCGTAATCGCGCACCCTTAGCGAGGCTTTCGCTTTCGCATAGGAATCAAGCTTGTCCTGCCAGGCTTTGGCTTCAGCATCTTGCTGGGCCTTAGCATTGGCTTGGGCTGCATCGTATTCGCGTTTATGCTCATACCATTCAGCAAGCTTTTGTTCGTACTCTTCTGGATCATAATCGAAGTCTTCAAGCTTTGGCTTTTCGCTTAACGTGGCTGGCTTTGGTTCAGCAACGGTGGCGTTCAGCTTGGCTTCAAGCTCACGAATCTGACGTTCTTTTTCTCTGTTTGATTTGCGCAATTCACGCACCCATTTAGGCGCTCGCGCTTCTTCTTCTTGAGGTGGCGATTCCTCACCAATGGATATGACAACCTCATCCTCTACAATATCGTCATCTGAAGTTTCGTCGATGGCATTGTTCTCATCGTCGAGTTGCTCTTGTGGAGCGGCTTCAATCTCAATTGCTTCGATGTTGTCTGCGTTATCCAATTCTGCCGTTTTCATATTATACCCCAATCAACTCACCCTAATTAAGCGAAGGGTGGAACCGCTTGCGTTTAATATCACACGTTTTCGTTCAAAACGCAATGATATCAAAATCCAATAGCTAACAGTAGCAGCCTGTCATCTTCCTGCGCATCAAGCAGTAGGATTTCAATTGCTTCTTGCTCTTCGTCCAGGAACCTTTGCACCTCATCTGCTGCCGCTTGCAGATCAGCGTTAAAGGTCAAATCATTCTGATCGTTGGCAGCTTTGACGCTTAACTGGATTTGCAGTTCATTAAGCTGCTTGCGCAGTGCGTCAGCGGTTCCCTTTTCGTTCAGATAAGAATTCAGGCTTTTGGCTGTTTTCTTCGCGGCAGCTAATTTGCTGTCATTCAGAACATTGATGTTCTCTGCAACGCGATCCGCTGATAGCGCCGCCTCAAGTTGTGCGCGCTCGTTGGCAAAGCCTTTTGCCTTGCGCTTGCTCTTGGGCTTGGCTGGCTTGCTGCTTGATGAAGCTTCGCCACCGCCACCGCCGACCAATTGCACAGGCGGATCAACGACAGTGACGGGATAGAAGATGTTCGTGTTAACGAATAGGCTTGGCGATAGCTCTTGTGGAAGGCCAGCTATCGCAACCGTTGGGCTGTAAAAAGTTTGTTCATTAGTGAACAGCGATGGCAACAGCAGATTGATTGCCGATGCAGTTGGCCCGTAGAATGTCTGGGTGTTTGTAAATAGGCTGGGTTGAACCGCTCTGGTTGTCGTTACGGCAGGCGCAAAGAATGTTTGCGTGTTGGTGAACAGCGCGGGTGAAACTGTGTTGGAGCGTGTAGCTGTTGGGCTGTAGAAGGTCTGCGTGTTTGTGAAAAGCGCAGGCGACACCGCATTGCTTGAAGTGCGGGTCGGGCTATAAAACGTCTGGGTATTGGTAAACAGGCCAGCAGATAGATTGCGGGTTGTCGTTACTGTCGCATTGTAGAAGGTTTGGGTGTTCGTAAACAGTGCAGGGGCAACGATTCTTACCTGTGCAACTGTAGGCGAGTAGAAGGTTTGCGTGTTGGTGAGTAGCGCAGGGGCAAGAGTGATTGTGCCGCGACCAACCGTCGCAGCGTAGAAAGTCTGGGTATTAGTAAACAGCGCAGGGGTAAGTGTTTGGCTGAACGGGCCAGAAGCATTAAATGTCCAATTAATCCATACAGGTGCGTTTGCACTATTTCGCGCAGCAACATTGACAACTTTACGCGGATTTGCGCCCCTGCCCCTGCCCCTGCCCCTGCCCCTGCCAAGCCAAGCGGAGCGAAGCGGAAAGTCGCCCTGTCCAGGCATTAGCCTTGAGTTTCGATGTACTGCCCAATGAAGTTAGTGGCAGTTGTTGCACTAGGAAACCATACAAGCTGCAAAACACTACCATCGTAAATGCGCGGCATCCCTGCCGTCAGTACGTCAATAGCGTTACCGATGTTGGCAGATGTAACTTCTACCTGAGCGAGAACACGGAACAGCACTAAGTGCATCGTACCACTGGTGCGAGTAGCGGACTGCGTGAAAGATGATGCTGAAGTAAGCGATCTAATACCTGTATCGCCGGCACCTAAAGTAAACACCTCAAAAGTGCCGACAGGAGGCGAAGCAACGGCAGCGAATGTTCCCGTGCCAGTGTTGCCATCTTGGTCGTTATAAACCAACGTAACAGTAGGCGTTCCCGTGCCTCCCGTTGCTGACCATTCAATAGCAGCCATCACGTTAGCGCCATTAGCCGTCCCGTCGCCGGATCTGGCGGGAAGTGCTGCCGATGTGATGGCTTGACCCGCCGTAGAAGTGACCGAAAGTCCGCTGTTGTTCCACATACGGTCGATCAGCCACAAAGTGCCCGGTGTACTAGCGTTGATGCCTAAACGTGCAAGGTAAGCAAATGCGCCGCCTGTTGGATTTGTGCGAGGAAGCATTCCTGTCACGGGTGCAGTAACTGCCGCGCCGTTAACGCCAGCGGCGTTTGCTGTAGCAGCGCCGGGATTTCCTGCCGCATACCACGGGGTGTATCCGCGCAATGCTCCGACAGCGGCGGTTCCAATACCTACCTTTGTGATAGGTACTGGAGCTTGCATACCAGCGATAGCGCCGTCTAGTGTCGTAATCGCCATTAAATCACCTCTATCAGAACGGATTCATCAAAGTCCACGCCATCTGCATTTTGCCAAGCGCCGGTTTCGGATTGGCTGACCACTTCCCAAGGATCTGGGAAAAATTCATCAAATGGCGCAAGTGCCTTAACGATGGAGCCAATGCCAATTGCCATATATCACCTTAAAGCTGGAAAATACCAGAAACGCTCCAAGTGACAGTGATATCCCCGCCATTCGGTGTGACAGGAAGGCCGGTAACGCCGCTGTCAATGTAAGCCACAAGGCGCGAGGTACCAGCCGTGCCGGTGTCGATATAAATAACCAGAGCCTCGACCGAGTTACCAGTCACGCCGCTATAGGTCACGTTATCACCATCAAATAGGCCATTGGCTACCGTGGTGGCAGCGATGGTCTGTGCCGTTCCAACAACGCCGGTAAGCGAAGTCAGGAATTCGTGAGCAGCCGAATAGGTGTAAACGCCAGTATCAACCAGCGCGACCTTGACGGTCAGATCATTAATGTCCGTGTTTGCAGAACCATCAAGCAGGGCTTGCTTGTAAAGCGGGTAAATTGCGTTTGCCATGAGTTATCCTTTATTCAATTCCAACGATCTTGCCTTTTTCGCGTATCAGCTTTTTAGGCCGATTGACCGCTTTGATGGCAGCTTGTGCGGCTTCACGCTGGTTTTTTGTCATGATCTCTACCGCATCTTTGAACCCTGCAACGCCGCTATCAATTCCAGAAACAGCGTTCGTAATGTTCTGGCTGGCTTCCGAAAGGCTTTGCGCTGCCGTGATCTGGGCTTTTACAGTGTCAACCTTTGACTCTATTTCCTCAAGCTGGCGCATCTTGATCGCTAGATCGAATCGCTTGCTTTCAATGTCCAGGCGCTCACGCTCTTGCTTGATCGGGTCAACTTCCTCAACCTTAACCTCAGTGCGGGTGTTTTTAGTCGGGTTGTCAATCTCAGACAGGATCGAAAGCGTATCGGCTTTGGCTTTCTCAGCGTTTGCCATTGTAAGCTCAGTGTCAGCCAATGCTTTGCGCGCCAGTGCTTCAGACTTCTGCGCTTCAGCCATCAGATAGACCGTCTGCGGATCTTGCTGCTGCTGTTGAGCCATCATGGCTTCCATCATCTGCTGCTGTTCTTCATCAGTCGGCGGAACAACGCCCATCTGAACGAGCTTCTTGCGGAAGAAGTCCTTAATGTCAGAGATGCCTTCACCGTCCATGTTCATGATCGCCATAGACTGAAGGATCATCTGTGTTTCAGGATCGCTTGTAACCTGCATCATTCCAGTCAGTGAACGGACAGTGGATTCGCGGCGGCTGGTGAACGACGGGCCAACATCGACAGCAACATCAAAGTTGGCTTGGCTTAGATCATTCTCGTAAACCAATTCGCCAGTTTCAGCGTCAATGGTCGGCTTCATCATCTCGATGGATTCAACCTGCTCCATCGCGCCGATTGACTTCATCTTACGTCCTTCTTCGACGTAAATGTCTTTAGCCATCGACAGCCATATCTCACCGCAGCGGCGCATAGCCTTCGCCATGTTGGTCATGTAGATGAATGACTGCATGTCCAAACGGGTCTGGATCATCTCAACGGCTTTACCGCTGATGTTGCTGACCATCTTGTCCGCTTGCTGACTATTACCAAGAATTTCCGCCATATCCTGCTCGGTCAACTGCAAGAGCGCAGCCATCGCCGGAGGAATGTCGGAAGACTTGGTATAAGCAACAGGGCCAGCGGCTTGCGTCTCGCCATTCGGGCCAGTGATTGGATTGACCAGCAGATAGGGATAATTACGGATATTATCCTCTGCCCACATCACTTGGTGTCCAGCGACCTGCTCAGGAACGAGGATCGGCTTTTCAACGGATGAAAGCGCACTGATCTCACCCAGCTTTGAAAGCTGCATGTTCTTCAGGCGCTGCGGATCTTTAGCTAGGCGAACATGGCCCATGCAACGCTCGACGTTATCGACGAACCAACGCTTGCCGTAATAGGGAACAATCGGAATGTTCTTGCCAGCGATGTAGCCAGCATCTTCGAGGATGCCCCCACCGCTCATGATGTATTTGTGAACGCGCCGACGCTTCACCCGCTTCTGGCGAACCTCGATGGTTCCAACAGCCAGGAGAGTTTCTTCAAGCGTTTCGTCTGCGTCAAAGTCTGCCTGCGTGTAGCGTTCTTCCTCGCCAGTGATGGTCTGGAATATGCGGATCGTCTCGCGCACTTCTTCGACGCGGTAATATTCCGCCACGAACACAACGTCTGGCGTGTCCCAGTCAAATTCGTATTGGTGAATCTCTTTAGGCCATGTGGTCGGATCATCGTTCCATTCAGCGCGATAGGCTTCGCGGGTCATCGAATAGAGAACGAAGCAATATTTAGCGTCCGACTTGTCCTGGCGCTTTGCGTCTAGATCAAAGAATACGCTGCTATCAGCGTCATAGATCGGTTCAAAGCGGATGCGCTGCTTTTCATTCTCATCGTCTTCATCGTCTTCATAGACGGTGCGCAGACGCCATGCACCGAAGCCACCGCCAACACCTTCCTCGAAAGCATTGTCGAAAGCTTCATCTGCAACGCTGTCCTGTTCGTCAGCGCGATACAATCCGTTGCAAGTCTCAGCCAGCTTATCGTTGCTGCTTCCGTCCTTGGACACAAAGTCAACACCGATGCGGTTGTTGCGGTATTCGTTGATGATACGAATGACGCTCAGGTGAACCTTGTTTACCTCAAAGCGTGGCTTGTTCTCGAACTGCTCACCGATGGGGCCTTCCCATTGTGCGCCAGCGAGTGAATAGAAACGGCGATCCTGAAGGCACTGCAAGCGTTCATCGCGCATGGATGACTGACAGCGATCAAACTCAGTCAATGCCGCCTGATGCACATTGCCGAGCCGTTGTTCTCTAGTCAGTCGAGCCATTTACCACCTGTTCACCGTTGCTAGAGGTTGGACTTCGACAGCCTTTTTAGGTGC